CTAACCGTGGTTCAGCGAAGCCGTTCGGACACGCTCAGACGCACCGGGAGTCGCAATCAGGCGCTCCACGGACTCCATCGTCACGAACGTACAGCTACAGTCCACATTGGTGCACTGGTGATAGCGCTCTTTGGTATTTTCACTCAGATAGCGACTGGTACGCGCATGCGCAGAGTGCTTGCACTTAGGACAATGAAACATGTACCCCTCCACTTGATTCACATTTTGTGAATCAATAATACCCAAAACAAAACCAATAGCAACTACATTACTCACTATCAACAGTAAATTTTTCGTCGGTGACGTTCAGCTCAAGCGTAAGCTGCGTGGTAAATCCGCTGTCGTTGAGGGTATGCACCACCTCGCTGATGATCCACGCCTGCTCGTCAATGACGCGTTTAAAACCGTTTACCAGCACCGGCGTTTCAGGGAACAGATCGGCGCGTCCCAGCGCAAGCTGGATGGAAAACTTCACGGTTCCCCGTCGAAGCGCGCGCCACTTCGCCTCTGCGGCCCTGAGCGCCTGCTCTTCAGAAGCATAAACCGTAGTGAGCTCAAATACGTTTTCCGCCGATCCCACCAGCCTCTCTTGCGGTTTCTGCTCCTTGCCTCCTGCTTCCGCTACCGGTGCGGCGGCATCCGGGTGCTGCAGTGCTGCTGCCGGCTGTCCTCCGGGCTGACGAGAAATACTCAATTGAGGATTTTGTTGTTTGGGGTCGCGCGTTTGCAGCCATTTGGCCGTTACGCCGGAATAATTTTCACGGTCAACTATGGAAAAAAGGTGCTTATCGCCATCCCCACGTTCAATCATCATTAAGGAAAGCGGAGTGCCGCTGGCCGTCACGGCCTGGCCCGCTTTCATAAAGATAATCTTCCCGGCTTTGATTGAAACAAATGCTCCATTACGTTCAGCAAGGCGGGAGAGGAACGCCGCGTCTGTCTCCTGAGACTGGTCAATATGAGAGATGGCGATGGATGCAAGCCCGGACGCGACGCTGGCGGCCAACTGGTTACGCTGAGCGATGGTATCGACCATCGCGCCAATCGTCGTGTCATGCCACGACTGTTCGCGCCGCACGTTTAGCTTTCCACGAAAATCTGCGCTGCATCCCCGGATGGTCAGCGTGTCCGGCGCGCCCCGGAATTCAATCTCATCGATCGTAAAGTTCCCTTTCGGCTCAAGCGGGGCTCCCTCCCATCCCAGCCATAAGGACAGCCTTGCCCCCCGGGCAGGCAAGTCCAGCAGCCCGTCGGAATCATCCAGTTGAATATTCAGCTGATCGGCTTCCAGCCCTCGTTTGTCGGTCATGGTCAGGCTGATAAGACGATGGCTGAAATTTTGCGTGATATCACGATCGTCAAGCTTAAGCATAAAATCAGGGGCGATTTTTCTACCCGCCCGGATATTCATTTCGGTGATCATCCCACCAGCCCTCCAATGCTATTGCGTGCGCTTTCCACCAGCTCTGTTGCCTGCGTTCGCAGGTCGCCAAACGTCGTCATCAGCGATTCATCCACGCGTTTAAGCGACAGGGAAAACTCAATTTTTCGGGCGGTACCGTCACTGTAAAAATCCGAATGCGTATGCGTGACTTTCTCAATGATAAACATGCCGTGAATGATGCCGGTACCGTCTATCAACGGCCATGCCCGCCCCTCATTCGCCATCAGCTCAACCGCCTTGAGAGAAAGCCGCCCTCCCGTGAGTTCCGGGTAAAGTAAGCCGGAGAGGCTGAAGGATGTATCCCCTTCGCCAAGGTACTGCCAGGCTTTGGGTTTCCCGATGCGAGCGCTGGATGCCCAGCGGTAGTCTTTTGTGAATATCATTGACTGATACGGTAAGGTTCGTCGTTCAAAGACAAACAGACCCAGCACCATTAACATTTTCTCTCTCCTCAAACATACATAAAGCTGGATTGCCGCTGTCTCGCTTTATCACGTTCACGGTTTTCTATTTCCTCCCGGATTTGACGCGTCAGATCCGTTCCGGAGGCCGTGCCCCCCTGCAGCGTGATGTGATATTCGCTTTTACTCTGATCGACGTAAGAGCGCCCTCCAGTAGCAATGGTCGGCTGATACCCCAGGCTACCGCCAGAGATCCCCACGCCCGGACTAGACGAGCTGCCCGCAGGCGAGGAAGCCGCTTCTGCTTTTGCCGCTGCGGCGTCGAGATCGCCCGACTCGTTTTTGATAATACCGAGTTTCTCCAGCAGCCAGCTGGCCTTGCCGCTCAGGCTGTTAAAGAGATCAAGCGGGGCCATTAACGCATCGCCCAGCGCCTGACCAAAAATCACGCCAGCGTTTTTACAGCCATCCAGCGTTTCCTGCGTCGCCTTGATCGGCGTAATCAAGTCGGTGAACCATTGCCAGATACCGCCCAGCTTCTCCGAGATAGAGTCAAATACCGCCATCACCGGTGAGAACAGCGCACCCAGCGGTGCGAAAGCCGTCGAAAGTCCTTCCATCACCCCGCCAAAGAAGGCGCTGATGGGCTCCCAGTATTTAAAAATCAGTAAGGCACCGGCAGCAATCGCCGCGCCAAGGGCAATCACCGGCCAGCTAAGAGCACCCAGCACCGTCATGATGGCGCCGCCCACCACGCTGAATACCGTTCCCAACATCCCGGCCGCGGTAATAACCATATTGACGCCCGTCAGAACCGGGCCGACAACCGTGCCTACGCCACCCAGTACGCCAGAGAACGCCTGGGCGCCGACAACGATGCTGGCGAGGGTCTGCGTCAGCTCAGGGTTGGCATTCACCCAAAGAGAGGCCGTGCCAAGCCAGCCGGTTGCGGTTGTTATCAGGTTGCGCAGAGCGCCATCCGCTTTATCAAATACATCAATCTTCAACCCGTTCCACGCGGCCTGGAATCGGTTGATATCGCCGTCAAGATTGTCGGTCTGCACGGACGCCGCAATCGCGGTACTGCCTTTTGCCCCCTGCAACTGCTGGCGTTTTTCATCAAGCGATCCATCACCCGCAGCGGAAGCCAGCGCCCCCGCGGCTTTTATGGCATCCGGAGTCTGAACATGGCGCAACATCGCGCTGAGCGCGTCCCCGGCGGCGGCGCCTTTCATCCCTTTTTCCGCCAGAACGCCCAGCAGCGCGGTGGTCTCTTCAAGCCCCATACCGGATGCACCCGCAGCGGGCGCAGCGGAGGTGACGGCTGCCACCATCTCAGCGAGGCTGGAATTTGAAGAGGTAGATCCGCGCGTAAGCACATCTGCGATGCGTCCCGCGTCTGCATCGGCCAGGCTATACGCGGCCTGCGTGCTGGCGATCATATCGGCCGCTTTTGCCGCGTCGACATTCCCCGCCAGGCTGAGGTTGACCGTTGGCGCGGTGGCCGCAAGCAGCCCATCGGCGTCATAGCCTGAACGAGTCAGTTCGGTTTGTGCCCGGAGGACCGTATCTGCAGGTACTCCGGTCCTGGCACTGACCTCCCGCGCCTGCTGGCTAATCGCTTCAAGCCGGGGATCCCCCTTCGCCAGACCAAGGTTTGCCTGAATGGCCGACATCTGCTTTTCAAAGCTGATGCCAGGCGCCATAAACCGGGACGTCTGGTCAAAGCCCGCTTTTGCCATGCCCACGCCCGCATTCGCAAGCTGACGCACCCGCGCGGTAACGCGTTTGCCTGACTCGTAGCGATTCTGAACGGCACTCAGCCGCTCCTGCTGCTGATTGACGCGGGCCAGCGCATCACGCTGTCGGTTAAGCTGCTGTGTTTTTTCGCTGATGTGAGTTCGTAAACGACGCTCATCCGACGAGAGCGTGCGCGTGTTGACTCCCGCCTGAGCGAGTTCAGCGCGCTGACGCTGTACCGAGTAGCGTAAGCTGTTGTACTCAAGCTTAAGGTCGGCCGCCGATTTTCGGGCTGCGGTCAGCGCATCAGCCTGTGCCTGAGTGGGGTTTTGCGTGTTTTTAAACTGCACCGCCAGCGCCGCGGCCTGCTGTTTCGCCTGAGCAAGCGACTGCTCCGTCGTGGCGAGCTGGGCGTTTGCTTTCCTGAAGCCGTTAATACGCCCCGCCTGCTCATCGAGCGCCCCAAGCGCCGTCTGCGCCTCGCGGATATCGCTCGCGAGAGTGAGGCTGGCGTTCTGGAGAGCGTTAAGCGGTCGGGTTGCCCGGTCGACTGCCTTAAGCAGCTCCTGAAGACTGACATTATTACTCATGATGGTTTCCGCTTCGCTGCAGCGCTTTTTCGCGCCATAAGAGGAGTTCGGTCACGCTAAGGGAGTACAGTTCTGACGGCGGCCAGTGAAAGATCACCGCGATATCCGCCATCAGATCGTCGACCGACACATTTTCGGGAAATTTCAGCGAGCCGAAGCCGGTGACAAAAAACCGATCACCTTACCTGCAAAAGAGAGCAGATCGCAGGCATCCAGGCGCGCAACCTCATGCTCGGTCAGCGCCGGCGAGGTCATTCGCGGCAGCACCTTAATCAGCGCATCGACGTCAGATTGCGCCAGCGACGCCAGCGATACGCCGCGTAGGGTCCCCGCATTGGGTTTAGACACCGTCACCTTTTCAATTTTTTGCTCACCGCGCTGAACGGGGCTATCAAGCGTGACGATATGTGGGTTTTCACTTTCGTTCATGGCGGTCTCGTTGATATTTTCCATTTCTTTACTCTTCAGAAAGTTAATTCACCGGCCGGTAATCCCGGCCGGTTAAAGGGTTACAGGCCGATGGCCTTACGATGTTCTGCCAGGCGATCGACGCCATCGACTTTGAGCACCATGTTGATGATGTCGATTTCGATGATCTCTTTGCCATCAATGGTCAGCTGGTAGTAAGCGCACTCGGTGGACATCTTGGTGGTGCCGCTCTCGCCCTGCTTGTTTTCACCGCCATCAAACTCTTTATGACGGCCGCGCATGACGATTTCGACGGCGGAGATTTCGCCGGTATCATCGCGCTGATAAGAGCCGGTAAAGCGCAGCGGCACGCTGTCCGCGCCCGGAGAGGCATATTGCGCCCACAGCGCGGCGTCCGGCAGACCGCCAACGGTCCACTCCAGCGCCAGGGCATCATCGTCCAGGCCGAGGTCGACAGAGACCGAGCCCGGCATACCGCCACCGCGATACTTCTCCAGCTTGCGGGTAAGCTTCGGTAGGGTCACAGACTCAACAACGCCCATATAGCTCAGGCCATCGTTAAACATATTCAGGTACTTAAGTTTGCGTGGTAACGCCATGCTTCAGCTCCTTAGCTGTTAACCGAATCTGACAGGTCTGCCAGATAGGTGTCGGTGATGCGCTGGCGCAGGGTCAGATTTTCCAGCGGCGGGACAGGGGTGTAGTCGTAATCGATATACAGTTTCCCCGCTTTCAGGGTTGATGCATCGTTCGACTCAGGGTCATACCAGCAGGAGCCGTCGACGATATAGCCGTTGGTTTTCAGCTCGCGGAACTTGGCGTTAATACCGGAGACGATGTCGCGGATAAGCGTCGGCGTGATGGGTTTATCCATCGCCCACGCGTGCGCTTCCGCCATGGTATCGGCCAGCACCTGTGCTGTACGGGTGTAGTTTTCAAAGACGAATAACGGATCGTCTGAGCAGGTACGGTTACCCCAGAATTTGAAGCCGTCGTTGCGAATCAACGTGGTAACGCCAGCCTGGTTGAGCAGGTTCGCATCGGTAGCCTGTTCCTGCAGATCCCAGGAGACAGAGGCGCTTACGCCCGTAACGCCGTTGACGCCAACGTTTGACAGGGTTTTATGCCAGCCGATTGTCTGGTCGATTTTGGCGCGCAGGCCAAGCGCGCGGGCGGTAGCCCAGGCCGTCGTCGTTGCGTTCGTGGTGGTATCCCATGCCAGAAAATCAGGATGGATAACCATCAGCTCGCGCTGGCTGAAGTTTTTGCGGTAGTCGATCGCTTCAGAGATGGTTTTACAACCCCACGCGCTGACATAGCCGAACGCGCGCAGGCTCTGGCACATGGCGGCCAGTGCGGTCGCCACTTCCTGAGAGTCCAGCCCCGGCACCCCGAGAATACGCGGCTTAACGCCGGTTACCGTTTTCGCGGTCAGAAGCGCCTTCAGGCCGGTGTACTTACCGTTTTCATCGGTGGTACCGATGATGTTGGAAACGGTCTGTTTGCGCGCCTCTTCCGGGGTTTCCGCGGTGCCTTCGGCCACACGAACGACAACGACTACAGGTTTGCACTGGTCGGCGATCGCCTGCAGAGCAGCGGACAGCGTCCCCGCCTTACCGGCTTTCGCAATCGCGTTTTGCACGTTGGTAATGAGCACGGGCTCGTTTAAAGGAAATGTCTTGTCGTCAGCATCGCTGGCCGTACAGACCATGCCGATGATTGCCGTCGAGACGGTGGAAATGGTGCGGGTGCCATCGTTGATTTCGATAACTTCCACGCCGTGGTGATAGTCGCCCATCCGGTTAACTCCTTCGTTTAGTGGTGAGGCTATTGTCTGTGGAGCGCGCGACTGATGCGACGTATTGGGGTTGGGGAAAGGATTACACAACAAACGAAAAACCCTCCGGATGGAGGGTTTGGGGTCAGGCAGGACGTTCTGGCCATTCAATCTCTGGTGACATGCTGAGATCCAGCCGGTTTAGCATCACCCGATAGCGTTTCCAGAGTAACAGCATGGCAGCTTCCTCGTCTGCTGCGATACCGAGATCGGAGGCATCCTGGAGGGGGGCAATAACATCCGAAGCTTCAGCAAGCAATTCACCTCTTCTGGTTTCCGCCTGTTGAATTAATTCCTCTCGGGTCAACTGGCGTGGAATAATTTTAGTGCCATTCCATACCCACTCGCCGTGTATATTCAGCCCTTCTGGCACGTCTGTTTGATCAACTTCGGAAACTGACATACCAAGAGGAAAGAGGCGATCAACCTGATTACTGAAAGAGCGAATAATATTATTTTTGTCGTAGCATATCTTTAGGGTGTCGGCCTGAAAGCGTGACATATGGTAATACCAATCAAGTCCCTCATCTGACTGAAGAAATATAGCGTTAAACAAGAAGTCTTTAAATTCTGGTTCATACTGAACGAAATTTTTAAGTGTAATCATGCTGTATGACCTACAGTAATCCATCCGATATTAGACATGTACTTCTGAATTGGGCGGTAAAAAATAGTATCCCCGCCGGGGTTTTGACCTTCAGCATTCCACCCCGTCATTGCGCAGCCAGCAGGTACCCGCTGCCAACCGTTTTGCGTAATAATAAATGCCCCCTCCGCCCCCATTGCGACATCACGGACAAAGTATTGCAGCGTCCAGTCCTGTCGTGCATAAGGGCTTAAATCCTGCTGAGGGGGTGGATTATTTGATGAGTAAACTCGTACTCTGCCACCAGATTCAAATACACCTTGCCCTGAATAGATATTTCCACTGTTCGCAATCGCGCCATCTGGAGCAATTGTTGCAAGAAGATGATTGTTGAGCCATATAGCAAATCCGGTGGTATCGGTGCCTCCCCCTCTCGTCAGGCCGATGGCCATTGAATTGTCATACCATTCAAACACCGCGCCAGAGACAATCCCACCCGTACCAGGCTGAGCACTTACAAGTGTCGCAGTGTTTCTTTCAGTTGGCAGCGTGCCCACACTGCTAAACCTGAATGTGCCGTTATAACCTCCGCCATTCGCTGACACCGCGCCAACCTCGTCAGGGGTGGGTTTATTTACGGCGTCATACTGTTTTGTCCATGGTGACCACGTACCGCTGTACAGCGTACGAATATATGAACGAGATCCAACATATATTCGGTAAACCTGTGTAATACCTGCGTGTTTAAAAATCTCAAGCGCCCCGGCAACAGCCTCAGGATAGTTTTTCCCGGTTTGCGCCTGCGCGTTTGAGGGTTGATAATACAGTCCCGGTGTGGTGTAGGCATTCAGATCAGCAGCATTACCGATTTCCACAGCCTGAACATTAAAAATATCCTGGGCGGTAATACTGATATCTTCCGTCAGAGTATGTCCGTTAACCTTTCTTCCTGATGGCACACGACCATTAGCATTATCATTAGCAGCCTTTACCGCTTTCGGCGTCGCAGCCAGCACTTCTGAGGAGCTGTCAGTCGCACTACTAAGCTGGGTAAATCCTTTAGCCGTTAGCGTGGCATCAGGATGGCGGCGAGACTGTTCATGATCTTCGAACTTCTCATCCACGTACTCCTGGGTCGCCATTACCGTAGACGTATCTATAGAGAGCTCGACAGAGGCAATATCACTGACCATGATCACCATTCTCACGGTCTGCGCACGCCCAGATCCCTCATCTAACAACGGCTTATAACTTTCCGCCATGTTCCCGACTGCGATCAGTGTACCCGTATCATCATAGAGACCCATTTCACGCATCCAGAAACCGCCGGTTTCAGGAGGAATGAGAAGTTCTGCGATCACATAGTTAAGCTTTTTGTGGTCCTGGCTGATTTTATTCAACGTATAGCGCCAGACTTCATTCACCAGCTTCGTCTGTCCGGCGTCGGGCGTCGGCAACACACCGCCACCGTCACCCACCGCCATCGCCGTAAAATTGACTTTCTTCCCGTTCGGGACGGTCGCTGCTGCCAGTTTTTCGGCACCGGCTTTGGTGATAACCGTTTTATATTTCACTGTCATTGTGCTCTCACTTATCCGGGATAAACCGTGATGATGTCGCCGTCATAGCTCAGGGCCCCGGTATAGAGATAACCCGGAATGTCCTGGATGATATTCAGGCCAATAAGGTGGCGGCTGGCAGGCTTCGCATCGGCGATAAGCCTCTCCATTTCGTAATACATTTCCTCGGTGATACCCGTGTCTAACACGCCGATATCAAGGCGGAAGGTGCCGGGCGGATCGTTGGTTTGCCACCACTCGGTGACGTTAATCAGATAGCCAAGCGGCTCCACCACGCGGCGCACGGCGCCAATCGTTCCCTTGTGGGCATGAATAAACCACGCCGCGCGGATGACATCCCGCTTGGTGGCCTCTGGCCAGTTCTCATCCCAGCGGTCAACCGAAAACGCCCACGCCAGCCAGGGCAGCAGATTCGCCGGGCAGGTGTCAGCACTCCAGAGATGGCGCAGCGGAACGGGCGTATTTTCGATGTCCGCACAGGCGCGCGCCGCCGCCACCTCAAGCGGCGACGAACCAACAGGTAGAATTCGGGTATTACTCATCGTTCCCCCCCACGGTTACGCTGTAGTGGCTGCACCATGAGGCCTGAGTTTCATCAAGCACGATGTCAACCGCGGGTGCGGTGAGTTCCACACGCTGCACCCCTTCAACGTGAAGGGCGGCGTAAATGGCGGACTTGCGAATGTCGCGTCCAAGCCGATGCTGGGCCGTGATATAGGCCTGTAGCCGGGCCCTTGCCGCGTTGAGTACCGGCTCACTTTCGGGACCGGGAAAAAGGAAAAGCGATGCTTCAATGCTGTAGTCAACTATTTTGGCCGACTGGACGGTGACGCGGTCGGCGACAGGCCTGACGTCCTCATCGTTCAGCGCATTGCGAACAACGGCGAGCAGTTCCTCGGACGCCACGCCGTTATTCTCCCGGGAAAGCACGGAGACAGTGACGTTTGCGGGCTGTGGGCTAATTACGGAAATGTCAGCTACCCGACCATCTGCACTCCGACCATGAAACTGATACGAGCCCGTCGAACCGGCCACGCTCAGCCCTTCCGGCGCCTGCTGGATGCGCAGACGAAAATCGGTATCGGACTCCATCACGGCCGGCGTGGGCGGGAACGTGGCGTCATCGGCAGGGGTAATGACCAGACGCGCAAGGTTAGCGTTTGCGCCAATCTGGTCCAGATCGCGGCCTGCGGCATAGGCCAACATAACCGCACGCGCAGCCTCATTAACCCGCTGGCGCCAGATGACTTCCCGGTAGGCGTTCTCCTGCAGCAGCTTCACAATCGGCTCGGATTCCAGGGTCAGCGTCCGTGCAATCGCCTCTCGCTCCTCTTCCGGATAGAGGGAGACAAAGGTGGCCTTTCGTTCTGCCAACAGCGTTTCATAATCCACCTCCTCCACGACATCAGGCGCGGCGAGCTGGCTCAGATCAACAATAGCCATAGCGTTTAACTCAGTGAAATGGTGATAGAAAAGGATTGTCCGGAGGTCGGGCGCGTGCCGGTGATATCGACATACAACGTCCCGTCGTTCTCCGAACGCTCGAAAGTGATGGCCGTCAGGCTTATCCGCGGCTCCCATTTCTGGATGGCGGAATAGCATGCTGCCATGATTTGCAGACGCAGCGCCGGGCTCTGCGGCCGGTCGATCATCGCCGCCAGCAGCGAGCCGTATTCCCGGCGCATGACCCGCGAGCCGATCGGCGTAACCAGAATGTCGCGCACGCTTTGCCGGATGTGTTCAGCCTCTGAAATGCTCAGCCCGGTCTGCCTGTTCATCCCCCTGTAACGCACCGTCATTGTGTCCCCTTAGTCCAGCTTCCGCCGCTTTGCACACTGCCGTGCGCGTGGTTGTCCACCTGCACCCCGTTGGAGGTGAATTTACCGCCGGAATGCTCAATATTTCCGGCCATCACGCCGCCCTTCTGCACTTCAAGAGAGGCGGTAATTAACCTGTTGGTACACACCACTTCAGGCGTATCCAGCGTGATGCGGGACGTTGACGTCACCCGCACCTCCGGCACGGTGGCGGTCAGCGATTCAGAGGCGGTAATATCGGCCGTTTTAATGCCTGCAACCGTCAGCGCCCCGCGCCCGGGCTCGTACTCGATCATCGCGCCATCAGGGAACGAGACGTGGAACGCGTCAGGTGACCCGGACGGCGCCGGATGGTCGTCAGAGAAAATACCGGGCAACACAAAGGCGGTATCAAGCTCGCCGCCGATGGCCAGCAGCAGCACCTGCTCTCCCTCGGAAGGAGCCCACCAGACGCGCGAACGTCCCGCACGACAGGTTAGCCAGTTCAGCCAGGTGGTTTTCATCCCGCCGGTCTGGACACGACAAAGCCCTCTGTTGAGGTCAACATCGGTCACAACACCGATACGAATCAGATTGCGGATCGCGCGAGCGATACCGTTCATGGAAGTTAATGTATTCATGAGAAGAGAATGCCGTTCAGGAGGAACGGCAGCAACGAGACGGGGTTTTCTGCGGGATGATACAACAAGCGGTCAAGACGGCAGGCGAATGGCGGCCTTCAGCGCGGGGAACTTAGTCCTCCCACTGGCTGACCAGCTCGCCGTTGATGTACAGCGCCTTCGGCCGCGTGACGGGCTCCGGCAGCGGCGGCTCGGGGGAATACGTCGCGTGCAGAGCGCCCTGTTCCTGGGAAACAAGAATACGCTCGGTTAATTGCACGCTGATGGTGATATCCATCGTATCGTCATCGTTTAAGACGATCGCGTAGGTGTAACCGTTTTTGCGTCCTTCATCGAGGGTAAAAATATCCGGCTGGTTTTCCCGAAGCCAGGCCAGTACCGGGACGAAAAAACCGTCGCTGTCGCTGGTGAAGCCGCTGACCTTCGCGTTCAGCGCATACCGCTTTTCAAAGGAGAGCGAGGAGGCCAGCCGGGCGTCAATATTGCCGCCTGCGACCGACATCTGCAGGCGCTCCGGGTTGGCATTGAGTTGGGGGATCGCGTCAATTAATGCCTGACGCAGGCTCTTGAGTTTGTGCATCGAGTTTATCCTGACAGTCTTTGATGGTTTCAACCTGCAGCGCGCAGGCGATAAGGGCGTATTCCAGCCTGCGAATATCCGCACTGAGATCGCCGTTAGTGGCGGGTTCGCTTCCCGGCATCGGGCAGCGGCTCACCTTCGGGCAGGCGTTGTAAACAATGGGCTGCGGAGGCGCAGGCGGTGCGGGTGTGCACCCTGCGGACAGCATCAGGCAGCTGAGCGGTATACCAGCGGCGTAACGCTTCATTTTCATTGAGTAATCTCCCGATAGTCGCTTCCCGTCTTGCCCTCTCCTCGCCCGCGGTAACAAGCTCCTCACGGAGCCTGACCTGGGCGTTTTCATTTGCTCTGGCCATCCGCTGCGACAGGGACAGCTGCTGGTTAAGCGTGGCGAGGGCCGTTTTTTGCTCGCTGGCGACCCGGTTGGCCGTGGCCAGGGAGCGGGACAGGTTCAGGTTGTCATGACGAAGCCACAGCGTGATGGCCAGCAGCCCGGCCAGCGCCAGCATGAGGGTTCTCACGGCAGCCCCTTCATGCACCAGGCCTTCTCGCGGACGCGACGATTTTCAAGCCCGGCATTTTTGACGCCGTTGACGTACACCCAGCGGGTAAGCTGCCCGCATGCCTGCGGCCACTGTTTACGTTTGATAAACGACACCAGCGTCGAACGGCAGGCGGCACCTGCACCGACATTAAAGGTAAAACTCACCAGCGCGTCGTAGACCCGGGGCGGCATCTCTACCGGCGCACACGCCGCCAGACTCCCCTCAACGTTGAGCACATCAGCGACCAGGTTTACCGCGGCCTCACGCTCGGTAATGTCCCTCGTCGGCACAACGTTTGCCGTGTGCCCAATGCCTGACGTCCATACGCCGGCGCTACACCGGTAGGGCGAAAGGCGACATCCTTCGAGATCGGCAATCAACGCCAGCCCCTCCGGGGACGTTTTCAGTAATCGAAAGTCAGGCATCAGCACCGCCAGGGCCAGCACGCCGGCGACGCTGCAACGCTTAATGATTGAGTTCACGAATGCTCTTCTTATCGAGGCCAAGAGACTGGAGATAGCGCCAGGTTTTGCGCTTAAACCAGTAATTCGTCAGCGCGGTAAAAATGGCGCAAAGACTCCCCACGTACAGCGCGACTTTCTCAGGAGACATCGCCCCGAACCAGGCCAGCGCCACGGCCAACCAGTAGGCGATAAACGTGGTGATTTTCTCCAGGCTCAGTCCCATAGGTTTACGGATTCTTTTGTGGGGGCGCTATTCACCTCCGGCATCTCTACCGGCGTGCCGTGAGGCAAGATAACGCCTAACTCCGCGAGGCCAGGATTGGCCTTCAGAACGGCCTCAACGACGCCAGCCGTGCGCCCATAAAAGCGGGCGCAAACGGCATCAAGCGTGTCCCCCTGCATTGCATAGATTTTCATCAGACGCTCCCAACATCCGGTTTCCAGGTACCCTAGAGTTTCCCGGGCCAGAAGGCTTTTCGCTATCGCTGACGGATGGACAATCGCGGGCACAACAGATCGTCCGCGAGCAGCGAAGCGGGGTGCAACGGAAGCGCAAAACAGGAATGAGGGTGTTGGTACGGGTGATGACGCCGGGGCTAGCGCCAGCTCTCGTCTTCCCAGACTTCCCGGAGAATAGCGTCCAGCATTTCGCGATCGGCCTCTTTTTCAAGCCCCTGGAGCTCGACCCCCGTCACCGATCCGATTTTCACGTTCACCCGTGATGACGGAAACAGGGATCGTATTCTGCGGGTCAGTTCGCACTGAAAGGCCTCAACGACGGCATGGCCAATCTGCTGATCTTTATCGAGAGTAATGTTCACCCGAACGTTGCCCTCTTTTTTGATTCGTTCCGGAACAGGCGATGCTGAGAACACAACGGTAAATGCGTTGTTCTTGATTAAATTTCCCCGCGCAATCTCAGCAATCAAATTCAGGGCAATCTCACGATCTCTTTCCTGACACGTTCCTTCTGTCGTCAGTCGCGCAATCAGCTCGACTCGCTCAATCATGACCTGCTCGTTCAACTCTCTGTCCACACAACCTCCACCACGAGATACTGTATAAACATACAGTAGCACGTATTCATAAAAAGAGTGAAGCGAAAAATCAGAACCCTTCACGGTATGTACATGATATGGATGGAGATTAGCGGGCTCTCTGAGCGAAGAGATCCGTTAAATACCCAATACGTTCAAGGATTTTCCGCGCCTTTTGCTGGTAAGAGCACGGTGCCGGAAAGAGCGATCCGTCAGCTGCGCCTCTGCACCATTTATCGTCAAAGCGGCTGATGCCTCCCGCCATAAGATGCAGGGCCTCTCCGCGGCTGATGGCGATTCCGGTGGCGAGCCCTATCTCATCGATCACCTTCTCCGGAACGCCGTTCTGCGGGTCGCTCGCGAAGACGACGGGCGACGACGCGCCAGGGCGGATAAATTTGATGCGTTCGGTTAACGCCCGTCTCGCTCGTCGGCTGAGGGGTTGAGAAAGATCGGTCTGCGTACAGTTATTGACAGAACTCCGAGAGGATACGGGCGCGTCCTTAAGATCCGCGGCCCGCTTCGGCACAATTTTCCACTGCGTGAGTCGGGTTAAAATCGGGCTGCCCGCGCCAACGGCAGGATCGTACACGCCGCGGATGCGGACCGTTTCCTCGCCGTACTGGTTAAACCCGGCGCGCGGCTCATACAGAGTGCGCACCTGTAAATCATCGCGACGCACAAACGGTCCGCCCTGCGCAGTGACGTAACCCGCCCAGTCCCCGGCGTCGGCAGCCTCATGGACGGCGGCAAACTCAACGCTCAGACCGCGCGCGGCCTCGGGATCCGCCAGACGCCGCAGCTCGCGGTAGACCGTTACCGGCGCGCCGCCGATAAACTGAAACTGGCGAATGTGCCAGCGCCCTGCCCAGGCCGACACGGCGGACGCCGTCTCCTTCAGCAGCCCGCCGCTTTCGTTATCGGTCTCGCCATCAAGCGCATAGCCGTCGATATTCTTTGAGATGTATTTGGCAATATAGCCGGTAGCGCTGCCATTCTGCGGATCGATCGCGTCCGCGTGAAAGCGCGCCTGTCTGGCGCTTTCGCTCTGCAGTTCAGCGCTCTCCTCCTGCCGCGCGTAGTCCCCGATAATCTGGCGAACGCATTCGACATCTTCCGGCAGCATAAACATCAGCATGTGCCAGTGGGGCGTGCCGTCGTGATGGGGTTCCGCAACGCGGATACCGAAAATACGGAGCCCCTCACGGTGGAGCTTTGCGCGGATACGCGCCCACAGGCGAGTAAAATAGCCTTGCGTATCCGCCGGACTGGCCCCGTTCCACTTCGCGTTGGGATAACCTGATTTCAGCGTCGCGTGATACTGCGCGGGCGCGGTTAAGGTATAGAACTCGCCCACATAGCCCAGCGCCTCACAGATATTTTCAAACCCGCGGATGCGGGTCATCAGTTCACAGCGGCGTATCGCCGGGTTAGCCACCGAGGTATCGTATTTTTCAATCAGGCTGATGCGGTTGCCCTCTTCATCTTCCAGCTCCATGCCCTTGAGAAATTCGCGCGTGCGGCGCTTCTGCTCGCGCCACTCGGTCACGCAGCGTTTGCTCGCATACGCCGTTCTCCGTTTGCTGACGTTGCCGAGGGCAATCTGTAAATGCTCGCGCCAGGCAGCCGCGACCCGACGCAGACGCCCGCGCCACCACGCCTCGGAAAACATGCGAATCACCGCCGCAGCAACGTCATCTTTGTCAAAAAACGTCTTCGACACCCGCTCCCAGTGCGGAGGCGACACGTTGAACTGCCGGGCGATCAGCCCGGCGCGCTGATACCAGACGTACAGCGTCTGGTATTCACCCATCTCAGCATCGTTAATATTCGCCAGCTCGCCGCGAATAAAGCTGGCGATATCTGCGGCCAGCAGGTCGACGTCCGCGCGGGACATATCCGGAAGGCGGTTATAGCGGGCAACCAGTTCGACCATCCGCGAGGCGAGGTATTGCAGAAGCTGAGTGTCGAAATGGCTGTCAAACACGGCCCTGGAGACCTCGTCGTGCAGGCCTGTGCAGGCATAGCGTTCAGAGACCCGCCGCAGACGGGGTAACATCCTTTTGCAGAAGCGGATCAAAAAGGCGTTGGCCTGCGGGCTGCCCCGATGTTGTTCGAGGGCGTCAACCGTGCGCCAGACCTCGAAGCGTACGCAGTCGGGCTGCTGTGAGAGAGCCATTCTTGCCTGCAGCAGCGCCGCGAAAAGGCGATCGCGGCGCTGTTGTTGGGCATGGGTGAGATAAGGGCTGCCTATGGCCGACCGCGGGGAATTCCACGGATAAGCAAATGACGTAGCCAACTTATCCTCCCCGGACGTGTTTATTTTTCATCTCCGCGATCTCCTGGCAGGTGACGCACAGGGCCACGCCGGGCACCGCCATTCGGCGCGCCTCCGGTATCGGCGCCTCGCAGTCCTCGCAGAGGAAACGCGAAGGCGATGCGGGTCGTCTTCGGGCGCGATTAATGTATCGCTCTCTGTCCTCCTGCTCGCGCGCCTGCGCAAGATCGATAAAATCGGCCATCAGTGCAGCTCCTGTGATTCACGCTCGTAGCGGGCCGCCTCGTGGCACAGCAGTTCGGCAACGTCTTCTCCGCTCATGCCGGTTTTATAGATATGGCTCGCCAGCGCCTCCAGGCGCAGGGAGACCGCGAGGGCTCGCGCGCATCGTTCCTCCGTTTTTGCCTCCATCAGCAGGCGCTTCAGTTCTTCACTTCCGATCGGATAAGGGCGGTTTTCACTGTTTCGCATCACGCGTTCTCCTTAATTTCAGGCAATAGGGTGCCCGGCGGGTTTACGCCATTAGGTTTTTGGTTGGGTTATATCGGCATGGTCAGCCGTTCAGGAAATAAACTCACAACAGCACGAAAATGGTTCATGGCGTTAATCAGCGCCCGTTTCTCTTCGGTCGTCAGCTCGCTGATATCGCACTCATGACGGGCGACGGGCAATCTCGCCAGGAAAAAGAGGGCGGCCAGCGCCCTGCTGTTCTCCTCAAAGCAGGGGTCACGCTTATCGCGCAGCTCGGCCATAAACCGCGCCAGCTCTTTCCCGCTATCGCTCCCGTATCGGGCGCGCAGCTCAGCAACGTGATTAAGCCCGTTAAGACGCGCTCCCACGCTAAGTGGAACCCTTGCACGGGCAGCTTCTATCGCCATATCTCCCCTCGCATAAATTCACGCACGCTAATGTGCTGAAAACGGGCACAGCACGGCTTTTTCCACCGTTTGAGGATTGCGATTTCAGAAGCCATGCTGCATGATTCCCATTTTGATAATGGTCTGCAATCATTAGCCTCTGTTTGCCAACGTCTGCCGCTGATTGCCCGAATTTGCAATGATACTAATACCCAAATGAGTATTAGTAAACACCCAAAGGAACATATTTTGATTTTAGATTCTCAAGTGAATAATGAAGAGTTACTCGATAGAATCTGTCAGGTATATGGTTTCACGCAGAAAATCCAGCTGGCCCGGCACTTTAATATCGCCGCCAGCTCGCTTCAGAACCGCTACGCGCGCGGTACCATCTCTTACGACTTTGCGGTTCAGTGTGCACTGGACACCGGCGCGAGCCTTCGCTGGCTGATGACCGGGCAAGGTGCGCAGTTTGAAGGTCACCCCGCGCCGGGCGATCCCGTTTCGGTTTCCACGTTCACACTTGGTGATGGAAAGCTGGAAGAAAATACTATTTTGAGTATCGACTCTGCTTTCTTTAGCAAACCGCTGGCGCGCGGCATCGCCGTCCGGGCGGAGGGGAAGCTGCACTTTATTGAAAAAGACGCATCGTTGACCGACGGCCTGTGGCTGGTTGAGATTGAAGGCACCGCCAGCATCCGCGACCTAACGCTGCTGCCGGGTAAAAAGCTCCACGTGGCGGGCGGCAAGGTTCCGTTTGAGTGCGGTATCGACGAGATAAAAACGGTGGGCCGCGTGGTGGGAATTTACAGCGAGGTGAGCTGA